TTCAAGATGGTTTAGAGAAGCTTAAACTCAGCCCAGAAGGAAGCTCTTTCTTAGATAAGTTATCTAACTTTGGTGCTATATTAGCTTCTGGTGGAATCATTATCTTAGTTAAGAAGTTATTTGAGTACTTCAAAGCTATTAAAGAGCTACGATTTGCAGAAGGTATTAAGACATTCTTCAATAGTGTTGGTAGTATATTCGATAAATTAAAGGAAGCAATCACTGCATTCCAGAAAGATACACCACCGGACATGTTAATGAAGATAGCTAAGTCAATTGCGTTAATTGCCGCTTCATTATTCTTATTATCTTTGGTTAAGGTTGAAAATTTAGTTGCTGCACTTGCTGCTTTCGCTGCTACAATGCAATTAATGATGAGAGTTATGAAGAAACTCGGTAATACAGCTAACCCATTCAGTGACACAGTTAACACTTTATTAAAGGTGTCAGTTGCCATGGCTATTGTATCTGCATCATTAGCTCTAATGGCTACGACAAAACCTGAACGATTATTCGCTGCTGTTGCCGCCCTAGCCGCGTCACTAACTATGATGTTGGTATTCCTAAAGAGCTTGAAGGGTGTTAGAGTTAGTGGATCAATCAAACAGTTAAAACATATCGCTAAGGCAATGTTAACGTTATCTATTGCATTCAAGATTATTGGTTCAATGGAATGGGAGCAAATTGGTAAAGCATTGACTGCTATGGGTGCTTCACTCTTAATTATGATGATTATTATTCATTCGCTTGAGGGTATGAAGAGCACCAAGAACGGAACATCCGCTATTACTAAGATTACATTTGCTATGATCCCAATGGCAATTGCACTAAAGATATTAGGGTCAATGGGTTGGGAACAGATTGGTAAGTCATTAACTGCTATGGCTGGTGCTATGACAATAATGGTTGCCGCAATCTTAATAATGTCCAAACTCAAAGGAAAGAATGGCGGAGCTGGTTCTATATTGGTTATGGCAATGGCTATGATTCCATTAGCACTAGCATTGAAGATTCTGGGTTCTATGGATTTAGATTCTATTGGTAGAGCATTATTTGCCGTTGCTAGTGTGATGACTATATTTGGAGTTATGGTGGCGTCCATGAGTGGTCTTAAGGCTTCTATGTTTGCTGTTTCAGGAGCATTAATCTTATTTGCAGTTGCACTTATGATATTAACACCAGCGTTATTAGCAATTGGCGCTATTCCAATGGATATGATTATCGCTGCAATTATCAATATGGGTATTTCTATCGGTGCATTTGCGATGGCGTCACTCTTATTAGCTCCTGTACTGCCTTTAATGTGGTCATTAGCTACAATAATGCTTATGGTTGGTACCGCCGCAATATTAACTGGTATAGGTATTGCAACTCTTGCCGGAGCATTGGCTGGAGGTTCTGTTGCTATTGTTGCAGCAGTAGCCGCTATATTGGATATTTTCATTATGTTCATACCAGTAGTTGCTGTTCAGTTAGCTATTGCATTAAAGCTATTTATCCAATATTTAGCTGGTTCAGTAAACGAATTAGTAGCTGGATTAGTCACAATCATACTGGCAATCTGTAAAGGTTTAATGGATATAATCCCAGCATTGATAGTACTTATTGGTGAGGGTATTACGCTTATTCTAGTCGGATTGGTAGACTATATTCCGGCATGGGCTGATGCATTGGCTGATATTCTAGAGCAATTAGTAGTTGCACTTGGAACATTACTTGGCGGTGTAATAAAAGGTATCATAGACCTAGGCAAGATGTTAATAGATGCTATTTGTGAGTTATTTGGCATTCATTCTCCATCGACGGTTATGGCTGAGATTGGTACATTCTTAATCCAAGGTCTTATTAACGGTATTGAAGGTATGGCTGGTGCTCTTTCGGATGGAATGGTCGCTTTGGGTACTGGTGCATTTAATGCTATTAAAGATGGTTTAGGAAGTTTATGGGATATTGGTGTTAATGCTGTACAAGGTCTTATCGATGGTATTGGTAGTATGGCTGGTAAAATCTGGGATACTGCTAAATCGTTAGGTGGAAGCTTATTAGACGGCATTAAGGATTTCTTAGGTATTCACTCACCATCTGTAGAGATGAAGAAACTTGGTATATTCTCAGTAGAAGGTTTCGTTAACGGTATTGATGATAACATGAGTATGGTTAACAGTTCTGCAATAAGCATGGGTTCAAGTTTCATGAATCAGCTTGGGGATATTCTAAACGGTAATAGTGTTGGATATTCTCCATATGTAGACTTTAACAACCTACAGCTAGCAGATGCTACTATGGGTGACTTATTCGGTCAGAGATCAATGGAATTAGCAGTTGACGTGTCTAGAAATAGATTACAAGTTGAAAATATGCGTGATATTATCAATGAAACAAACGCTGCTATCGGAGATCTTAAGGGTGCTATCAATGACCAGAAGCTTGAGGCTAATGTTGAGACTCCTATTTATCTTGATGGTAGAGAGATTGCTCGTGGTACTGCTAAGTATACTAAGAAAGAGATTGACAACATAAATCGTCAAAATGGAAGGTTCGGAGGTAAGAAGTAATGTTCGATAAAGATTATATTTCTAGTCTTCCAAAGACGGATTCTGAGGTAATGATTAACGGGGTATGGCTAACTGAAGCTGTACCCGGTTATCGTACCAATTCTGTATCTGGAAGAGATTCTAGAACTCACAATATTACGACAAAAGAAGTTGGTAGACGTGATGGTGCATTCTATCGTTATAAAAGAATGGATGTAGTAACTCTAACCATTTCTTTTGGTTTATTTGCCGACACAAAGGCTGACTTAGAAGAAGCATCTGATAAATTACGTGGTGTGTTGGACATTTCTGAAGGCAAGTTGTCTTTCCATGATGAACCAAACAAGTATATGATTGGAACAGTTGGTAACATTACTCTCGATCAAGATGATAATAGTGGTGGTTATGGCTATCATTTATCAGGTTCGTTTGAATTTCACTGTAATGATCCATATAAGTACAGCACTTTTGAAAATTCTGCAACCAACAACGATAGAGATACTATCACTTTGGTAAATAATGGTACAGCTCCAACTCCATTAAATATTACCGCTAAAATTAAGAAAGATAGTGCTTATCTTGGACTAGTATTAGATGGTGATAATAAACAATATTACCAATTAGGAGATCCTGAAACAAATGCACCAAATAAGGAAAACACAAAAGACTCCGAAACTTTATTTGATGATTATGCACCGGCCATGATAAATACTTGGGCTCACAATACGGGATATTCTGTTGATGATAGATACCATTGGAACTGGTGCGACACTCCATCAAAGCAGGGTGAATTTATTCTATGGGATGAAAAAGGACAAAAATTAGCATACTGTTCTGATTTCGGAAGTGAACCCGTCGTTGACAACTCGGATGCATTTAATAGCAGAAAATTTAAGTGGTATGGTCCAACGTTAACAAAAACCATACATGCAAATTCATCTGGTTTATATCCAGTAGATTGGAAATTCTCATATAGAGTCGACTTTGTATATAACGATGTTCTTCAAGTTGGGCATCAAAGTATGAACTTATGTGGTCCCAATGGTGCGACCATATTTAGTTTCTCAATCGAGAAAAACTGTTGTGGTTCTAGATTAATACAAGGAATTGTGCATTACAACGAAGGACGAGGTAGAGATATTTTTACGATGCCAGCATTAGGTGAATTAAGCGGAAGCTGGGGGAACATGGTAAATATTGAGAAACGTGGCTATACTATTACAATATCAACATTAGTAAGCGGATATGGATCATACACCGAGCCATTTAGTAAAACATATACTATAGAAAATAAAGATACAAGTCTTCGTTCTGCAACCTTTTCCACATTTAGATATCATAAACAATATCCTACGATGTGGTATAATGGTATTTATGAAGCAAAATTAGTAATGTATAATACGACTAATCAAAATCAAATAATAAAGAATTCATTAAATGAGGGCGATTTAGTTCGCATTGATTCGGCGAATAATGTTTGTTTAATTAATGGAAACCAAAATTGGGATAATGTTGACATAGGTTCGCAACCATTGATGCTCGAAAAGGGAACTCATACTCTACGAATATTAACATCAGCATGGGCTCCGACTCCTGATGTGGAAGTAAAATATAGAGAAAGGTGGAAATAAAATACCATGAATTTATTTGTATTAGATAGAAGCATGAAAGCTGTTCAATCTGTATCTACTGATACAAATAACAGTTTTTGGTTTGATGATAGTGGAAGTGGTGGTCAAAAAATAACATTAGTATCTGGCTGTGTTGTTGGGTCCTATACTTTCACTATCGATTCATCTTCAAAAGAATCAATATATTTTCAACCAGGAAATTATATCGTATTTAAAGATAAGTATAATATCGTACGAATGTATACTATTATGTCACTAAATGGCGAAGATGAATTAACGATTGAGACTGAAGATTGTGGTCTTGATCTTTTAAATCATTTGGTTGGTAGTTGGAGTAGTAAAGGACATTCTACTAAGATTGAAGATATTGTAAAATCGACGTTATATGGAACTGGCTGGAGTTATGAATTACATAATGATAATCTAGCTGCTAGAGATTTAAATCTTGAAGCAAAAATAATAGAGTATTCTGGCACAGATACTGCATTAAAAAGATTACAAGATATATGTGCAAGTTATAATGTTGAGATGTATTTCGACATTAAATTTGATGGTTTAAAAGTAATAAAGCAAACCGTTCATATTTTAGACAGTATTACACAAAACAAACATATTTCGAAACGTTATATAAACGATATAGATCTGATATCGACAACGGTGGACAAATCTATAAAAAATTTATATACTGCTGTACGACCAATAAATGGTGAGGTTACGATCGAACCTATCGTATATGATGATGGTGATTTCTTTACAAAGAAGGGTGACCAATACATATACGCTAGAACGGCAAATAAATTATGGTCTCGCTTCAAACCAATAAATGATTCTATTACTGACTTTGATGGTTATATATATTCTGAATATTCAGGAAATAGCGACAACCCAGAAGCTTTATTTGAAGAAGGTCTCGCTAATTTAAAAGAAAACAGTATTATTCAATTGTCATATCAGGCAAAGGTCGTTGATATGAATGCTCAGCTTGGCGATTATATTCAGTTAGTTGACAAGAATAAAAAAGATGCTGTATAGTTAACTGCTAGAGTTACTGAGGTAATAAATCATTACACAAACTCGTATGATGATGAATGTACTATAAGTAATTATTCGTTATTAAAACCAAAACCTAGTAATGATATACAAAATATTGTCAATGAAATTAAAAAAATAACATTGATGAAGATAAAACCGGATAAGATAGATTATGCTATTAATGATGACCCAAAC